AGACCACCAAGCTGCTGGCGCTTTTGCAGCAAGCGAAGGGTGCCACTCTCAAGGAACTCACAAAAGCAACCGGATGGCAGGCCCACTCGATCCGCGGGTTCATCAGCGGAGTGCTGGAAAAGAGATTGGGACTGGCGGTCGAGTCCAGCAAGCGTGAGGACGGCCGTCGCCTCTACAAGGTTGTCCGTTAATCACCTTTCAGTTTTCTCGTCAGAGCGTCGAAACGAAGGTCACCAAATCTCAATGGTGCCGCTTTCCACTGGCGATGCGACGATCGCCCGCACCAGCGCATTGACTGTTGCCGATATTCCATCGATCCGTGATGAGCTTCTTGCCCGCTCTGGCTTGCAAAAGATCAAATTGTCATTGATCTCTTTGGTCATCAAACAGCTCGCGTTCCAGCGCAATACCGGGTGCCCACCGTGGTGGAGTTTTCCCGATGTCACCAACTCGAGGAGTTTCTTAGATGGCTCCGAGAGGGTGGCGTACCCCTGCCGAACCTCGATCGGGGTGTAGCCGGCAGTTACAAGCGCCGCAGAAATCTGACGCGAGTTCCACGGGTCGAAGCACATTTCGCGCAGGTCGAACATCCGGGCGCCCCACTCGAGTCGCGCCTGAATTTCCCCGTAGTCAACGACGTTCAGTAACAACGACGATACTTCCAGAAAACCGTGCTCGACCCACCGGCCGTACGGCATGCCGTCGCGTAGCTCCGCCTTGCGCAAACCGTCTGCCGGCAGATAGAAGAACGGCAGCACATCATAACTGCCATCGTCACAGGGAAACACGAACGAAACTGCGGACAGATCAGTAGTTGAGGACAGGTCAACACCTGCCCAACAGCGACGCTCAATGAATCTCGCGAGAAGATCATGTGGAAGCGAGCGGACCCGGTCCTCTGGTGTCTTCGGTAATAACCCCATCGCGCTCCAGTCGCCTGCCGAGGCGTCCCATTGCACCATATCAATTGCGCGCGATTCTTTTTGATCCCACATATTCAGGTAGTAGCGTTTGAAGCTAGTGAGGTCTCCCTCGGCCAAATGCGATACATATTTCTCTCGGATCTTTTCGATGGCAAGAAACCCGCCGTTTTGCTTCAGGCTCGGGTTTGCCTTAATCCACGTCTTCTCATCGGCCGGATCGTCGTCCTGATCCGCGCCATAGATGCGGCCGTAGAACTTCGGATCCTCAACGATGCCAGCTTGGATCTTCCGCGTTTTCTCGTGAAGTCGCCAGGCGAGCGGCGATTCGTTTTGCACGCCCGCAGTCGTGATCGCGATGGTCAGCGTCTGCCGGCGCGTGATGCCACCGTTCGAGAGCACGTCCCAGTTGTCCAATTGTTTTCGGGTCTTCCAACGATGGACCTCGTCCGCGATTACCACCGCTGGATTCACTCCATCCCCGAAATCTCCATCGGCCGCGACCGCGGCGTAGAACGATTCCGGGTCCGAGCGCTTGATAATTCGATGAGTACCGCGGAGCACGCGGAGTCTCTTGGTCAGGATGGGCGATTGATCGACCATCTTACATGCCGCTCGGAAGAAGTTAAGCGCCTGCCGGGTAGCGGCCGCGGCTCCGTATACCTGGCATCCGGGTGTGCTAGTGGTCAGAAGTACGAAAAGAGCAAGGCCTGCGGCCATCTCTGACTTTCCGGCCTTCTTCGGAACCTCCAGATATGCCATTTCGATGATGCGGTTTCCGGCTTCGTCTACCTGACCGAAGATGGCAGTGAGCGCTTCCTCCTGCCACGGAACCAGCAGGAACGGCGTTCCGAACCATTCATCCGCCGTGTGCTTGAGAATGTGCTCGAAGAAGTTGCAGGCAGCATCGGCTTGAGTCTGGGCGATAGGCACATCAATTTAAGAACGCGGAGCCGATGTCTCCTTCGCTTCTTCCGTCTGCACGTCCTGGATCACCAGTCGGCGGCTCTCCTTCATTTGCACGAAGGTCGAGCCAGTCTCTTCGTGGATGGCCTGCTCACCGCTGAACTGCATCCACCTGGTTACGATGACGTCCACATACTTCGGGTCGATCTCCATTGCCAGACAGATGCGGGACGTCCTCTGACAGGCTATGACTGTGGAACCTGATCCGCCGAAAAGGTCCACCACCAGATCGCCCCCTTTGCTGCTATTCGCGAGTGCGCGCTCGACTAGCTCTACCGGCTTCATCGTCGGATGGAGCCGGTTCGCAGCAGGCTTATTTTCCTGCCACAGCGTCGATTGAGATTTATCTCCGTACCAGGCATCGCTTTGCCCGGCTAAGTGGCAATAGAAGATCGGTTCGTGCTGAAACTTGTACCGGCCGAATCCCCAGGCGAATGTGTTCTTGGCCCAGATGATCTGGCAGCGGACCTCGAAGCCAGCCGCCTCGAGCGCATCCTGGAACTCCCGCTGCCAGGATGAAGCGTGGCAAATATAAAGTGAGGCGCCCGGCTTAACCACCGCTCGGTGTGAAACGAAGGCGGCCTCCAGGAAGCGCCGGAACTGATCTCGGTTCATCCGGTCCCCCTGGATCTTTAGACGATCGTCCGTGTAGCCCTCGTAGTCCACGTTATAGGGGCTGTCGCAGAACGCCAAATCGACTTTCTGGCCAGCACACAGGCACTCCGTGGCGTCGACCGACGTCGCGTCGCCACATAGTACCCGGTGTCCGTTTGGGCCGCCCAATAGCCACAAGTCGCCCAGTTTCGACACCGGAGCTTCGGGTACCGGTGGGCAGGCATCGGGGTCTGTCAAGCCCTCCGTCTTCTGCATCATCGACTCGGTGAGTTCCTCCTCGTCGAAGCCGGTCAGATCGAGGCAGAAGCCCAAGCGCTGCAGGTCGATCAACTCCGGGCCTAAGAGGTTGAAGTCCCATTCGGCTTCCTCGTGACTGCGATTGTCCATCAGCCGTAACCCACGGACCTGCTCGGGTGTGAGATCGTGCGCGACGTGAACTGGGCATTCAGTCATCCCCGCCTGTCGCCCGGCCGCACGGCGCAAATGGCCGATGATGATTACATCTTGGGAGTCACACACGAGTGGCTGCTTCCAGCCATACTCCCGGAGGGAAACCGCGACCTTGTCGACCGCCTTCGGGCTCCACTTTCTTGCATTCTTTGGATAGTCCTTCGGTCGATCTATCGGCCACCATTCAATTGTGAACTTGTGCCCGGACTGAAGGTTCATTGGATCACCTCGGACGGCTCCTGCGGTTTTCGTTCCCGCGGCCGCGACAGAATTTCTGTGAGATCGTCTTCACTGGAGGCCGGTTTCTCGATCGCCAGCCTCGATCGCGAAACTGGGGACAGGCCGAATTCAGAGCAGAACGCCCTCAGGAGCATCCACGCCGCGTTCCCTTGGGCTACCGACGGATGAGGCTTGACGTTTACGACCACCAGTTTGTTCGTCTCTGGATCCAAAACACGTTTTGCTACCAAGCGGCCCTGCTTCTGGATGGTCTCGTACGCGTCGACCGCCGCTTCGTAGGCCACGCAGGCACCTTCGAGCATCTGGGCGTCTGGCCTGCAGTCGATATTCATGAACTCCAGTTCCTCGCTCCAGAAGTGCCAAGCCTTACGCGCCCGACCCCTAAGATGAGCCGGGCACCGCGGCAACCCGCGGGACCCTCTGGCTTCAGCCTCGAGCTTCTGTTCGAGCCGGTGGACGCCAAGCTTGCGCGGATCACCCGCGGAAATCTGCAAGGCGGTTGGTTTAGGTTTTCTGCCTCTCATTTCGACTCCGTTTTGATTCCCATTCGAAGGATTCCCGAGCGGCGCTGGGAACCGATTCTTGCCAGCCCATTCTGAAAATTACCTTTTTGAATTTCGCGGATTATCACACGTGGGGGCGCGCTGGTCACGGCCGCCACCCCCTGTGTTTCTCGACCCCCTTACCCCCCTGGGGCACGTACCTCTTGTTTAGTTTTCGCCACGTGACATCCATGGCACGTACTTTGTAGGTTGCTCCATTCGAGCCGGAGGTCCGGGCGCTCGCGGACAGGCCGAATGTGATCGACCTCGCTCGCAACCAACCCGTGGCAGTGAGTGCGGATTTCGCATATCGGGTCAGTTCTTAACTTCACCGCTCGAAGTCGCCGCCAGTCGGCACCGTAGCCCCGCTCGGCAGTCTTACCGCGGCGGAGCGCATTTTCCCGCTGCCGCTCGCGGCGATGCGCTTCACAGAGTCCTATCGCTGTTAACTCCGTGCACCCTGCGATCGAACATGGATGGAGTATCATCGACACGATGCTGGCTTGCCCGTTGGCCGTCATTCGCACCTTCAAGAACACAAAGTTTAGGCGGATAAACTCGAACTGAGGGATGCTCGCCGCGATCCGGGCAAGGGACGCGTCTGAATGCGTCCGACGGTTCCTTAAAAATATGATGAGTTTGTCGACTTGCCAACGAGGAATGTGTTGCGCGGGAGGATGCGTGAGCATACCCGTCCTTCCGAGAATTGATCTTTTTGGGGATCCTTCGGAGGGTGCGCTTGGCGCTGGCCTGTCGAACCGAACCTTCCATTTCTACGATAACGGTTTGAGGTCGATTTGTCCAGCGTGTAGAAACATGTTGGTGCCAATCTGTTTCAGACCAGATGGCCCCCACGGTCTCTTTTGTACACGATGCTGCCGTGAACACAACGATATCGCGAGAATGGAAGACCGAGTTGTGCGAAATTCCGTGCGCTAGCCGGTCAGCCTCCAGCGGGTGCGCTTGGCAGTTGCCTGCCGAACGGCCTTGACACTATCTATGCACGCGAAGTCGATCCCGTCTCATGCTTTCGGTCGGATCATCCCCTCAAATGACCCCTTCTTGTCTCGGGACTGTTTTCCCGAAATCGAGGCGCTAGGAAGAGCAGGCCCAGCCTAGGGAGTGCCGAGAACAGCAGCGACTTGGCGGCGCACTAACAAAACACTACTCAAAACGGCGGTCAAGAGGTCGCGCGAGGACAAAGGGCACGCGCGTTTAGGCCCATCCCTTCTCGATCAGTTGCGCATACGCGGCGAGGATATGGGGTCGCGGGAACATCTTTTGTTTGCGAGCATTCCAAGTGTGTACAAGCTTAACGGCGAGTTCTGGATCGGTCGTAGCGTTGGAATCCTCCCGCAGAATCCAGTGAACAGTTGTCAGCAGCTCCATGCCGTGGGGATTCTCGAATCCCTCTATCAGTTCGCTCACTCGGTTGATTCGGTCCATCGTTGCGGTGTCGTCTGCGAGGAAGTTAGAGGTTTCGGTCACTGCTTCCGGGAGAACTCGAACGGAGGCTTCTCGGTTTCTATCTCCGTAGCCGCGGATGAAGTGACCTTCCATTCGCTGCAAAACGTAATTCAGCGTTTCTGCGTACGGCCCATATTTCTGCTTCACAAACTTGAGCTTAAGCGGTTGGCCCGCGATCTGGAGCAAGTAAGCCAGCTTCTGAATCTCAAGAAGAGTTAAACGATAGCCAGGAATGCCATACTCCAACATCATTGTGATGAGGGCAGCCCGATTCTGATTCATCCGCGGGGGGGCGGTTGCCACCGGCATATCCTCGACTGGCGGCGCGCCCTCTGGCGTGAACACCTGCACCTTCACGTCCGGCAGGATGGAAAGAGCACTCACGATCTTCGGACGCACATCATCCCAATCCAGACCACCATTGCCACACCCGAGGGGAGGGATCGCTACCGACCGGATATTTTCTCGGCGGATAACATCGACAAGATCGATGAGCCCTGCTGTGATGTCCTCCATCCTGGATTTGCCCTTCCAGTGCCGCTTGGTCGGGAAGTTGACGATGAACTTTGGATTGCTTAGCAGGTTCGTGGGGACAACGAACATCCGGCCAGGAACCACCTCTCCCCGCTTACAAGCCCTTTGATAAAGTTCGTAGTTTCGAGGAAACGCCTGTTTGAACTGCAACGCGATACCCTTACCCATTACACCGACGGTATTGACGGTGTTGACGAGCGCGTTGACGTCCGCGTCCAGGATGTTTCCCTCCGTCAGTTCGACCATCGTCTGCCTTTCAGTAATACCACGAACCCTTGACCACCACCGTCGGCCAATGTGCCG